TTGGTGTCCTCTATGTCTTTGTCTAGCTTGTTTAATCACAACATTACGTAGAAGATTNAACAAGCTAGACAAAGACATAGAGGACACCAATTTTGACATTGAAATTTTACTAAGAATCGGAGAGTCACTAGCCAGAGTAATCAAGACTAAACATGACATCACAAAGAGTGTAGGTGTTGATGAAAGATTACAAAGACTAGAAGAGATTGCCAAGATTGCACAACGCCATGAGATGGTGACCAATTGAATGCAAAACAAGAGGCAAGGCTCAAGGAACTAGAAAATCAACTACTAAACCCAGAGGACAACCCCAACGCCAAGCAACCGCCAGTACTGCCACAATACCCAAAGACTCCTAAAGAGTGGTCTTTGAAATGCAGACCGATCATTGATGGCAGAAAGAATATTTTACAATATATGCCATTTCTGCAAAGATATCTGGAAGATCTTCATCCTTCAAAACAAACTATCTTTGCAAGACAGACAGGAAAGTCAACTACCATAGCAACCGAGATGGGATGTGACACCACAACTAATCCAGGATGGCATGCAAACTATACCACATATGAGGATGAATCATTATCCACATTTTCCAACATCAAGTTCAGACAAGGATTATGGAACACGGATCCTGTCAGAATGTTTGTTGTTGGCAGTACATTAGGAGAGGTTGGGAGAATTCTACTAAAGAATGGCTCAGTAAACACATTGGTAACACATGCCCACAAATGGAAACATTTGGAGGGAAAGTCAGTCGATTCAAACTATTTAGATGAAGCACAATATCTTGATTGGGATAATTACGCAAGAGCAAAGGAAACCCAATCCTTCACTCAGGGAAAGGAGAGAATCTATGGCATTGGAGGTTTTGTAAATACACCATATCACAAACTGTGGAACGGTACTGATCAAAGGGAATGGGAATATCACAAGGAATTATGGCGAGAAGGCTTGGAGTTTAATGATGACGGGCTAATTTGGGATGACTATCTATTAGATTTACTTGAAGGCCATTGGGAAGCAAAGGCTCCACAGAATCATTTCAGACACGGATACCACATGTCACAATTATTATTTCCACATATTCCACTAACCATGAAAGATGCTGAGGAAAAATACAAGGTATCGCCAGAATTCTCAGTAGAGTGGAAGCAAAAACACTACTCAAGTATTGAATTTGCCCAGCACGTAGAGGCCAAGTTCGTAGAGGGTGACATAAAACCAATCACAGATTCCATGATGTTCAAGCTGTATGACAGGACACTATCCTACACACAACCTGAAGATGTTGATAGAAAACTGGGAGATGTATTCACTGGTGTGGATTGGGGTGGTGGAAACAAGACAATAGTTTGGGACTCACAGTTTGTAGGTGATGAGATGATACTGCTAAATGTGGAACAAATTGAGACATCAGATTTGGACAGGCAGTTTGATATCGTAAAGGGACACATCGATTCTTACAAGCCAAAGCAATGTGTTGTAGATGCAGGCGGTGGAACTTACCAGGTACAACAGTTAGAGAAAAGGTATGCAAGTTTAGTGAGAAGAAACTCTTACCTAACTCGACCGGAAGCTCCATTGCCAACCAACCAGGAATCAAAGAAACTGCGCAAAGAAAACAGATACACGATTGACAGAACATATTCCCTTGATAGGGTAGTAAACAGAATCCAGAACAAAAAGATGAAGATACCTGCAGCAACAGATAACGACCGCAAAATATCAGACTGGATAGTCGAGGATTTCACAAACATAGAGGTTGAGCTGGTAAAACTAAAATCAACAGGCCAGACCTACAGGAGATATTTCAATCCTGTTGGAAGGCCATCTGATGCATTACATTCATGCAATTACAACGAGATTGCACATGACATATCAAAGAACAAGGAATGGTATTGGGTCAGCGGATAAACTTCTCTAATGCCATAATTCCTAATTCTTATCGGAATTAATGGAAAACATAATCAAACTTCACTGTGGTTGTCGAATCACGAGCAAAGGAAACCTACAACAGGAGTGCAAGCAACACAGTGAAGCACAATTCCTGAATTGAAACAATTCTCTTAGTGGAAATACTTTGAAATGAAATGAGATTGAAGATTGAACTGGACACAAAGAGGCTATGGAATATTGTCAGTGTTTTTCTATGGATATGGGGCGGGATTTGCAGCGGTTCTGGGATATGGATCAAGTGTGGATTCAGCGGACCTGACATTGTTCAATCTGGCAATATACCCAACACTTGCAGGACTGGTAACAATATTTCCAAAACTAGGAAAGACCTTTGCAGAATTGAGTAACATGGATGTGACAAATAATGAATAAGGTTAAAAAATTTCTAGACAGGAATCTGCCAAAGGGGAAATATTCCAACGGCAAGGAATCAAAATGTACGATATTCAACCTTTGCAATTTGTTTGATATGACAGACGATTGAATACTTCTCTTAGTGGAATGACTAAGATTCTGATTCATGAGTACTGATCCTTCAGCACTGAGCAAGTTCTGGAATATTAGAAACATTCTTGGATTGATTTACATCCTAGGGTATTTCTCATTCCTGTTCTATTCTGTAGAACGTGGACTTACAGAAGAAAATCCTGTATTGACTGTTCTATTGGGAATAATGTCAGCAGGAGTTGTATTGGTCACGCAATTCTATTTCAGAAGAGCAGAACCACAATAGAGAAACACTTCTCTTTACATCTTTTTTCATTTTTATTTTCATGTCATGCGAACATGTCAAATGTGATGTGGTTTCAAATATTGAAGCTAAACGAATTCTATTCAAAGAAAACATTGAAGGCATTGACGAATGGCCTCACAGTTGGCCAAAAGGTGAGATAACATACAGGCTAAACAATCATACTACAGACATTTCAAAAGCATCATTACAGGACCGAGCAGTAACCGTTGCACTAAGGGCCTGGCAGCTAAGAATATCTGATTTAAAGTTCAGAAGGGAAAGAAACCCAGACACATCAGTTGACTTTGACGTATCATTTCAGCCACTGGAAAAATTCTCAGGCAAAGGAGTCCTAGCACATGCATGGTTTCCAGGACAGGGAAAAATCTCTGGAGACTGTGAAATCAATGATGAATGGAACTGGACAACACATTCAGCATTGCAAAAACTATCAACCCCTCCTTTAGTGCCGATATTGATTCACGAGTTTGGCCACTCACTTGGATTACGACATGATACCACAACTAGAGAATCAATCATGTATCCATCCTTTGATCTTGGACAAAAGAAAAACAGGCTGGGTCCAAGAGACATTATTAGAATTCAACAAAGATATGGAAAACGAAAGATTTCACAAAGAATAATTGACTATTTCCAGAACAGACGAGACAAGGGATTTGATTTTGACTAGAGTATTCTAAACAGTTCTCTTAATTTTGAATTTAGATTTCTAATTCATGGTTGCACCTACTATCAAGGAACCTACAGGTTCAACTGCAGGCGGTGCACAAAAATGGGGAGGACCCGATGCAGTGCATGCAGCCCAGCTTCTCAAGGGAACCCATGCCACTGAAAAAATACAAGAGTCTGCAATTGAAAATTTAACTACTGATTTAACAAGCAAGGCACCAGTCAACAACCCTACATTTACTGGAATTGTTGCGGTACCAAGCGTTGCTGATGTTTCAGCAGCAATACTTGCAAACAATGCAAAGGTGACAAACGCAGCGCACACAGGTGATGCTACAGGATCCGGGGCACTAACCATTTCAAACTCTGCTGTCACAAATGCCAAGATGGCAGACATTACACAAAACACCATCAAGGGAAGAATCACGGCAGGTACCGGGGCACCTGAAGACCTTACAGCTGCAAATGTAAGAAGCATTATCAATGTCGAGGATGGTGCCGATGTTACAGACGCTGCAAATGTAAATGCAGCAGGGGCTACAATGAACACAGATACCACACTTGTTGGAAACTCTTACTTTAAGGATGAAGATAACATGGCATCAAATGATGCGACAAAGGTTGCATCACAGCAATCAATCAAATCTTATGTCGATACTCAAAACAATAAAATCAAATGGAAGGAACCTGTCAGGGTTGCAACTACTGCAAACATTACACTATCAGGAGAACAGACCATCGATGGAATACTTACCAGTACAGATAGAATATTAGTGAAAAACCAGACTGTAGGTGCAGAAAACGGCATTTACATTACCGCAGCTGGTGCATGGACCAGAGCTGTAGACTGGGATGGTTCCACAGAGGCAGAAGGTGCCATAGTATTGGCAAGAGAGGGAACTGCAAACGGTGGCAAGGCATGGAAGGTTGANACTGTTGGNACCATAACAATNGGAACCACTGCTGTAGTGATATCAGAGTTTGGTGCTGGAGGTGGAAGCGGTACAGGATTTACAAATCTTATAGTAAAATCAGCAGATGAAACAAAAAATAATGACAATATATTAGCTGATGATTTAGAACTTTCTGTCCCTGTAGTAGCATTATCTGTTTACTTTTTTGAATTTATTTTGGTATTTGATAGTGCCTCTCTAGCAGATCTAAAATATGCATTTTCATTACCCGGAGACGCTATAAATAATAAAAAACTTGCAAGCAGTTGGCAATCAACCGGTCAGGCTGCAACAAATTCTACAACAGTAGCACAAGTTATAACTACTACACCCGGAGAAAAAATTCTACAGGGCACCGGTGTGTTCACAACAGTATCTGCAGGTACATTTGCATTGCAATGGGCACAGAATACATCTGATCCAGGAAACACTATAATGAAAGCAGGCTCAATATTAAAGGTGATGAAACAGCAATGACTGATTTTACTTTTACGTATAGAAATGAAGAAGAAAAATCAACTACACTATCTCAACAGTCATTACTCAAGAGAAGAAAACTAAGTGATACATTTGATACTAACACTGAAACAAGTGGAACTTTAGTTTTTACTGATGATCCTGATTTGCAAACTCCAAGAACAATAAAAACAATAGATGTGTATCTCAAAGAACTTGCACAAAAAGATAACGTAGATATTGACGAAGATGCTAATAACATAAAAAAGGCAGCAGACAAGGAAAAGGTGCCAAAATAGTTGACATCAGCATTCACAACTGACGCATTCACTGATGACGCATTCACAACTAATACATTAACAACTAGCGGATTCACAACTGACGCATTCACAAATGATGCATTTACGTTGGATGTTCTTACTACAGTTATACGAAAAACCATTGATTCGATAATACATTCAAGGAGTGTTGAATCTGAAATATTATCCTGATGAAGTAGAATCAATGTTAGATACGTAAAACTTCTCTTTACTTTTATACAAAAAATACATCTCATGACAAACACTGTTGTGATATTTCGTGGAGAGAATGGGTTCAAAACTGAAATTAATCCAAAACAGGACAATGCAGACAGAACATTGACTGACTGGGTAGAGGCAGACACAACAATCGAACTAAAGGAGAATGCCGGTGGGCCTGTAGCNCTTACGTTGACATCNNCTGATTTCACATTTAATGCAACAACTAACAATATTGAGATAGTATTCACAGATACACATACTGGTTTGCTCACAAAGTCTAGGTATTACATGTATACACATTACAGAAATAACNCAAANANTCTAGAAGAGATTGGCTTGTCATTTCTACAGATAGAAGAAGCATAGAAATACTTCACTTTAGGGGAAAAGTAAAATTTATTTCAAATGGCAGTTACTAATTTCTTTAATTCATTAGGTACAATATTTTCAGGATTATTAGGTGGTGACACAAGAAAACAAAACAATGCCGTAATCGTCCCCCCAAACCAAGTGTTCACAGGCGAATTTCCAAAAATAGTTCCAAAGGAAATATTCTATGAGAAATATCACTCATGGCCT